GGACACCAAAGAAAATATTTCCTGCGTTATTGATACGCATTTTTTCTGTTGGGGCAGACGCACCGTCAGTCGTTGTGCTAAATACTAAACGAGTTGGCATATCGCTTGTGGCAGGCGCACCGTCTACCGTAGCAATAATTGCTGCCCCCTGTCTGTAGGCAGTCCCATCGTAACCATTAAACAAAATGTTGCCTAAAGCGTCACCGTTATTAACAATAGTGTTTGAACCAACAGTCCCGCTTCTAGATTTTGCAAAATTAATACCACCCGCAAATTGATTTGCACCAAAATCGCCAATTTGCAAGCCCGGACTTCCGGTGCTAAATATACTTAACGGCTCATTATTGCTATAGGTATTTACTTGAATATAAGATGTGCTACCAAAAACACCTCGACCACTAGCATCAATCACAAACGGCGAAGCATCAGGATTAGCACTATCTTCGACCAGTAAAGCGTTGCCTGCGCCGACTTGCGTAATGCGTAAAGCATTGGTTGCAGAGTTGGCATTAACAACGGCTGCGGCTGTTGTGGTCGTTCCTGCAACGGTTACGTCTGTGCCTGATACAGAAATGGCTGTAGTGAAATAAGTAAAGTTTGCATCAAGGTTTGCTAACGGAATCGGTATTGTTGACAGTTGAAAAGTATATGGCACGGGCATAATAAATATCCTTTATAAGACAGATTCAAAAGCCAAGAATTGACCCGACCATTGAATAAACGAATCGTTTGTCATCGGCACTAAAGTGTACGTTGGGTAATCTCGCAGGATGACGGGAAACGTCACTCCTGTATAACTTGCGCCGCCCATTGATACGGTTGCCCCAAACTGACCAATTACGCCTTGCACTGGTGACACAAGCGTTTGAATTAAGTTTCTATGCACAGGTATTGAAACGGTTGAGGCAACGCCCCTAAGAACGTCTGCCGTAGCGATATAGGCGTATCTACCAACTTGGCAGAAATCGCCTGCTCGCACGACATATAAGGAGGCTGAAATCGCAGGCAGCGAACCAAGAACTAAAACTTTATTTGCAGATGACGTTTGCCAAAACGTTGAGGCAATTTGCCCTGTGGTCATGTCACCTTGATACTTAATATAGTTAAGCCATCCAGTACTGCCAAAGTTTAAATATTGTTCAATCGCTTTATCAGGGATTCGCAAATTATTAAGCAGCACTCGATTTTGCGAGTACAGCAAATAATTCATTGGTTTCATTTCAAAGGCAAAAGGCACAACGGTCATAATCTCGCTAGTTGAGATTCGTTGATTGCGACTTAGCACTTGACCGACAAAACGATGGTCGTTAATGCCTACGGATTCGCTCAAAGATAGAATTGTGTTTAGGCTCATAGTTATCTGCTTGTTGGCATGGAACGACTTGCGGATTGATTGAGAGCGTAGATGTTCATTTTATTCTTTGCGAGAAACTCTAAGCCAGACTGGGTGTCAATTGCTGTCATGTTTTGAATGACAGTACCATTATAAGTAATGCCACCGCTGTTCCCCATTTCTCGTAAATTGTTGTTTGGGATTATTGTTCCTGATCGGCTTGGCATAAACAATTCTGCGCCACGCTCGCCAACAATTGTAGGACTGTTAACAGTGCCGCCGTTAGCTCTAACTGGAAAAGATAGTGCGCCTGCGCCACCATCTAGACCGCCTGATCCAATTACTGACGCAGTAATTCCTGATCCTTGCATACCGCTAATAATTGCGTTGGCATCACCTATCACTGCTGCCCCACCAATTGCACCGCCAATTGCACCGCTAACTGCTTGAAATCCCATCTTAAACAATTGCATCGCTGCCATTTTTAATTCAATTTTAATCAAGTCTTTAATAACGCTTGCAGCAAAATCAGAGAATGAAAACTTGCCGTTATCTACAAATTCATCAATTGCTTTATTCATTGCGCCAGTCATTGACTGGAACATATCTTTGCCCATTGTGGCGTAATTTGTAGCATCTTCTGCGTATTGTCTAAATGCTTTATTCCAACCGTATTCAAAAGTCTGTTGCGCTGCAATAGATGATTCTTGTTGCTGCCGTGCAAGTTCTTCATATTCTTTACCAAGTCGATTAACGGCTTCGGCTTGTCTATCGTATTCTGCTAAGACTTCTTCATTTGCGCCACGCCCTGCTGCGGCTTCACGTTTGTCGCTTATGTCTTGTAATTTTTTGCTTGTTGCGTCTAATACTTCATTTACAGTTTCTTGTATTCTTCGCTCGTTGTCTGTCATCCACGCAAGTTGGTCTTTAATGCGTAACATCTCAAGCGAATGACTGCGTTGGCGATCATATTCTTCAGAAAGTTGCCCTGCCACTTTAAGCATATTTGCTTGCTTGTCTGCTTCAGGGTCTTTAGCCGCTATAACATCCCTTCCTGTACGTTCGTCATCTTTGGGTTTTGGCGGCTCTTGAGGTTGAACCCCTCTCATAAACTCCAATATCTTTTTTTCGGTTTGAATTGCTTTGTCCGAAATTTCATCCATCTTGGATGACCATTGCTTTAAATTCTCTAAACTTGCCAAAGAACTAAAAGTCAGTTTTACGGCTTCTGCTGTGCTTTGAATCCCCTCAAGAACTAACCATACTGCTGAAACCGCATAACGCAATCCGACAAAAATTGCTTCTGCTGCCCCCCCTTTTGCCGCCAATGATTCAAACATTCCATTAAGAGCAGGCATAACTTCTTTAGTAAAAGTCAAAGCAAGAGCATTGGCTTTCTTTGCAAGTTTGTCGTTTAACTCTCCTGCTATCGCTACAGCTTCAGCATATTGTTCAAATTCTTCTTTCCCTTTTTTTATCTCGTCATTAAACTTGGTCATGTCTACGTCACGGATGCCCTTACCAAAAAGAGCCATTTTTGCGCCCGTTCTTGTAGACACTTCTTCGAGTTTAGCAATGCCTTCAACAGATTTTTTAAATAAATCTTCGCTGCTTAATTTACTTAAATCGCTAAGCGATACGCCAATTCTTTTAAATTTATCTTGAAGTTCTTTTGACCCTAATGCAGCTTTGTCAATGTTCTCAGTAAATTTGAGAATTGCTTTGCCTGCGTCATCGCTTTTGCCGCCTGACTGCTCAATAGCGTTATTGATTGAAAGTACGCTTGCAATGCTCATATCCGCAGCGTCAGCAAGGTCGGAAATTCTGTCTGACATTTCCAATACTTTGTATGCCATTGCTGAAAACGCCGCCGCCCCAATCATCAAACCGTTTTTTAGTTTGGGTATTTGATCTTGAGCAAAGCTATTAACGGATCTCATTGCACCCGCAAGCCCAGATTGAAACTCTGCGGTATTTAATCCAAGAACTACGCCTAACCGTGCAATGTTTGCCATGCTAATTGCCTTTAAACAGATTCTGCGGTGCGTTTGGACTCATCATCGCAAACGCCAATAGATTTTGACTTGCTTGGTCTTTCTTTTCTTGTTCTGTCTGTGGCGGATACAAATAATCGTAGGCGTGTGGAATAATATCTTTAAGTGTAAAGCCTGCTTTCCCTCTTGGCAAAACTTTATTAAATTGTCCTGCTGTCAACGTGCCTAAAACTTCTAATATTCCAAGGTTGCCGATTAAGCCTGCATGAAACATTACCGCTATATCGGAAAAAGTTTCTTCGTCTACTGTTGCAGGGTCAGTCCCGTGGGCGGTCAGGTACGCTTTGACTTGCCTACGGACTGACCGGATTACTTTCCCTTTGTTGTTGCGTAATTTGGACTTACGGTTTCGCCAATCAACTCCATCATTTGCAACTGGATGGCAAACGGGAATAGCTCGTCTACCATTTCATAAGTAACCGTAGACATATCAAAACCAATTTCTTCAGGCACTAAGAGCCGCATCATTTCGACAATTCTAGACTGAATCAATACTTTGCTTTTTGCTGCCTCACGGATTGATTTGCCTTCAATCAAAACATCGTTCTCAGTGATCTGAACCGTGTCGCTTGGCTCTGTAAAACTTTTAGACATTTCTTTATAGTATTGCTCAATTAACGCCTCATCCGGCGTTTTAAGCCGTTCAAACATAGCGTCTGATTCTGCGGTCAGCGGTACTTTAACTTTGAATGTATGCCCGTTAAATTCAAACAAACGAATACGCAATAAATCTTTATTTAATGAGATGCCAAATGCTTTAGAAAACTTGCTCATGTCTTGACCTTTTTAAGTTGTCTTGCTTTGTATTTTTCTAAACTGAATTTTAAAGATTCACCCAAATCACCAACTATTGTTGATGCACTTCTTTCTAATGCGGGGCGCAAATACGGTTTTGCTGCTATTTTTGATGTGCCAAACTCCATAGCGGATGCTCTTTGATCTGAGCTAATAACATCTTTGCCTTTTATATTTTTTACAAGATAATCATATTTTTGATTTTGCCCAGTTTTAATATTTTTAAATGATTTCTTTGCTAACTTTTTTCCTGATGCTGTGGTTACTAAACCAATAACAACATCAGTAGATTGTATATATTTTGAGCCTTGATCTTTTTTTGATGGTCTGCGAGTTTCTATTTGCAAACTTGCAGATAAAGCACCTGTGTCTTTTGGAACTGCTGATCGTGCCATGCGTAATACAGGAGCCATAGACTTATGCACGGCGTTACGCATAATGTTTGATGCATCTTTTGCGCCAAAATCTTTTTGTATTTGTCGGAACAATTCTTCGGTTTCTTTGAAACCCTCAAACTCGACTTTAAAGACCGTTGCCATTGGAGTCGCCCCTAATAATTTTTTGATAGATCAAATTATTAAGTCTGATGACGTAATCGGTGACTTGTTCGGGAGTCATCTTGTCAGCGTGAATAGCTGCAATTTCATGCACAAGATTAACGCCTGTGATTTTTTGCTGCACAAATCCGAACCATCGTTTGGTTTCCACGGATTGTGCAAGCAGATATTTAATTAGCTCTTTATTGGTCTGTTTGGTTTCTACAGACTGGACTAAGAGGTAATCGAGTAATTCTTGGCTGTTTTGTATTGTGGTCATTTTATTTTTTTGGTGTTGGCGGAGGCGTGTAAGGGTTGTATTTTGCAAGACAACGCAAGCAAACCGCCTCCACGCTGTCAGGGTCAGCTAGTTGTAGCGCAGCGTCTACCTCTGCGGCATCCACAGAGCAGCCCTGCGCCACTAAATCAAGCGACTGGTATGTAGATGACAGAAGTTTAATTGCAGCGGCTAGGGTCATGTGTTGTTACTCCAACCGTATTGGTTGCCACGGGGATGAATCGTAAACACACATTTGGCTTCAGCACCAACTTGAGCGTCAATTTGGAACTGACTGACTCGACCATTAAAAGCGTAGGCAATCGTGTTTGTGCCATCGACTGCTGCAATGACAAAGGTACGATCAATCACGCCTGAGTAAGCATCGCCACGAATCAACAATAGCCCTGCATCGCTTGGATTCCATGCAGATGTAATCGTCAAGCTAGTCGGTGCTGACTGCGTTGGGATTTTGTCAGACTGTCTACTGCCTGCAATACCAAACGATGCAACAGCGTCATCCTGCCCAAACGCAGGGACAGCCTCGACTGTTAGCGGTACGCCTGATGCGCCTGTACCGTTTGCAATTGTGCCGACTAGCGTAGCAACTTGCGCTGTCCAGACAGACAGGTTTGCAGTTGAAAATGCTGTCGGTGTTGCGCCTGACTGCATCCACATTGACGCAGAAAAGCCGGGCAATATTTTATTTGGAATAGCCATAATAGACCTCTTTAAGCGTTGTTAGACCAACCGTACTGGTTGCCCCTTGGGTGAATGGTAAACACGGCTTTTGCTTCTGCGCCGACCTGTGCATCAATTTGGAATTGTGACACTCGCCCGTTGAAAGCGTAATAAATGATGTTTGCACCATCAACCGCAGAAATAACAAACGTGCGATCAACAACGCCAGAGTAAGCGTCACCACGGATTAAAAGCAATGCGGCATCAGATGGATTCCACGGTGCTGTAATTGTTAAAGACGTTGGCGCAGACTGGGTAGGAATTTTGTCCGATTGCCGTGAGCCTGCTACGCCAAAAGACGCTACAGCATCGTCTTGACCAAATGCAGGAACAGCCTCAACGTTGACCAGATTGCCGATTACAGCAATTGGTGCAACGCTTGCAACTAATGACAGTTGCGTCACGGTTAATGGCGTAGGCGTAGCTGTTGGTTGGCAATACAGTGCAGCGGTGAATCCGGCTAGTAATTTATTTGGGAGTGCCATCTTGAATTCCTTTTAATAAATTAAAGTTTTCTGTCTTATGTTGGCACATCAATTACGCAGTCGAGAATTACTTGCTGCAATCCAACTTCATTATCGTATGTGTTGTAAAGCCAGTCTACGTCTGCTTTAGCAATATAAAAACCTGACGCACCACCGAATTGACCGCTGTAGCCATGTAGAGATTGTAATATCTACT